TCTTTGCAATAACAAAAGCAGGTCCACTATCTAGTGGGTTTGGTATGAAGTCAAGAATAGTTGCAGAAGTCATATGGAATATGTATGTACCTTCTTCGTTGTAATACTCTGCTATTAAATCACCTTCACCATTTGAATTTGCCCAAGAGCCATTGTAAGAATCTGTGTAAGCAGAAGCATAAGCATTACCTATACCTAATGTGTTAGTTTCATATCCATCTTTAGCCATAATTTTTTCTGCTGATTTAGGATAAGTTCTTGCTAGAGCCTCTTTAGGTACTCTACGAACAATAGCCATTTCTTTTGGTTGTTGATCAGCACCAAAGTAACCAGGAAAACAGTTGTAAGGATCACGAAGTTCAGCACAAGGATAAGGTGTACCATCAGGTCCTTTTTTCTCTCTAATAACCCATACAGCAAAACCATAACCAGGTAGCCATCTACCTACTTGTGGCATTTGCATTTCTAGTTTTTGTGTATCATCATACGCAGTAACTATACGAGCAATCTTTTCTGCTTTCTGTTTTGCTCTCTCTGAATCTTTACCATTAGGTATATCTACTTTTAAGTTAGGAATACGACCTATCTTTTGTGATAAATGCTCCAAACCTGACATCATTAAGTTAGGTACAGGTATTTGGAAATCTTCAAAACCTTGTAATTGGTCGCCTAGTAATGCAAGAATACCATCAGGTCCACCATTCATAATTGCACGAATACGACCTCTAGTGGAATAAGCACTTTGGTTGTCATAGTGCAACTGTGTAATTTGATATTGTATTTCTTCAGGTGTCATTCTATCTCCAAGGTATATCGTTTATATCGCTTAAATTCCATTCTCCAAAACTAGGTGTATAATCTAATCCTACTTCTGCTAGTCGTTCCTTCTGTAATCTCCTGATTACACGCATAGGAAACCAACTTGCCATAACAACATCACTCTTGTTGTTTCTGCCAGACTGCTTACTAGCACCTGTAGAAAAATAAATTAGTTGCCTACGATATATATTACTCTTAGTTTCGCTTTCTGCACTACCATAAGGTAAAGAAATTAATTGTTCTTTAAACAATTCTCTCATACTTCCTACACCAAAGATAGGATCAAATTTGTTTTTCTGTGTCTGATGTCCTTCTAAGTAAATACCCATTCTTGCACAATACTCTTTTAAATCTTTGTCTTGTCTAATTGCTCTCTGAAATCCATTTTCTTCTATAACCCAATGTGCAAGATTATATTTTTCATACCAATTCTTTATTGTTTCTTTTGCCTGTATAATTCCACCACCCTGTTCGTTTTCTATATCTATCATATACATTTTGCCTGTTTCAGTATTTACAGCCCATAAAAACGCAGCTTGATAACCTGTTGATGCAGGGTCTAATCCTGCTACTAAATGACAACCTGCTGGTATTTTTCCTATAACTCTATTGACATCTCTGCATTGATCTACTTCTTCTACATCAAACATAGCTATACCTTCTGCAAATGCTTTGTTAAGATATACCATCTCAAATATTGCTTTACCACCTGTAGTTTCAGCAGCTTGTAATCGTGATAACAACCACTTGTAACTTCTCTTACTTGCCCATAGCATACAATCTGTATGTAACTCTAATTCGTTTTCTGGCAATACACATTCTGTGCTATGTGCTTCTTCTACTATCTTGTCCATCTGTGGATTTTCTAATAAGAAGTTATATAAATCTTCTGGGTGCTGTCTTGAACCTATGACAACAATAGCTGTATGTTCCTCTTTACGAGATGACAAAGTTGTTGTCCACCATTGTCTTGTTTGTTCTCTAGCACTAGGTTGTATTGTTGTGCCGTGATCTTCAATGTCATCTGCAATAATCAAGTCGCAATCTCTTGATAGAATTTTGCCACCTTTACCTACAGCAACCATTGTTGGTGATTTAATACCTGTAACAGTTCTAGTAGCAATAGTAAATTGTCCTGATGTCCAAGATTTACCTGACCTGTTCTTAGGTTTAAATGTTTGTCCTGGTCCACAAAAATCCTCTATAAGTTTTTCATTATGTTCTAAATGATCTACTACAGCACCTACAGCATTTTTTGCTATCTCCTCGTTACCACCAACCCACATAATTCTTACATTTGGATTTTTACAAATCTGCCATACAGCAAAGTGTGTAAGCAAATCTGTCTTTCCGTGTCGTGGTGGACTAAGTATCATTTGTTCGCCACCTTCATCAATAGCTTTTAAAATACTAGCTATCCATTTTTTGTGAAAGTCTGCTGTTTCGTATTGATCCCCTGTTTCTGTTTGGAAGTATCTGTTTCTAAAATCTTCAAACTTATCTAATGCTTTAATTGCTTCTTTAGGTGTTGTCCAATCTTTCTTTTTTTCTATATTGTCTTTATCTATTAAATATGCTTCGTGCATTTTTGTAATAAGAGATTTATTAACACCTAACAATTCTGCAACTACTTGTTTTTGTATTAACCCTTCTTGTACCTCTGGTGCAAAATTCTCTACATAATCTTCGTAATACTCACCACGAGTAGCAGTCATCTGTGAAGTAAATACTTTTTGTTTTTTTGCTTTACTTCTCTTGTGCTGTGCTTTGCGACTACATTGAACAGTACAATATTTTTTATTGTTATGTTTAGCTGTAAATTTTCTTTCGCAACCAGGATTGGCACAAGTTTTTCGTTCAGCCATTATTTTTTCTTTTTTCTACCTTTATTTTTTTTCATACCTTTTTTATATGAATATCCTTTACCAGGCATTTGCTTTCTCCTAACTATACTATATCTTGTATGAGTGATTATATAAAAGGAAATAAATATCCTAATTACAAACCCTCTACTTCATATAGTAGTGGAAGAATTTGTTTGCAGGAAGGCTGCGATACTGTTATCTCAAAATATAACAAGTTCAGATATTGTAATGCTCATAAAACAAAAACTTATCCAAGAATAAAAGGTCGTCAGAAGCCTGAAGGGTTACAAGAGCCGAAGGCGTAAAAAAATTTTTTTATAAACAGTTAACACAAACACCATCAGTTAGTTGATCTGCCCAGTAAGGATTCCAACATTCATCACAGTCCTGTACTTCTATTTCCATAACCCTAGACTAGCTAGGGTTTATTGGTTAATCAAACAGGGAAGTTGATACTCATAAGAAATGAGTAATTTCATTATATATCATTATGCATTAATAGTCAATAAACAAAACCCTGCTAATCGGTAAGCAGGGCTCTGTTCCGTACAGTCTGTCCATTTACTGTAATGAAAGAAAAAAAATAATAACTTGAATCAATCCCCACATACATAACTATATGATGATTAGCTATTTTCTTTTTCATTAGTTATAGATATTTATTTATAACTAAATCTTAGGACTTTCCTAAGATACTTTGCATTATAGAAACTATGTGATACTATGACAACACAAACAAGATATTTCTCCAGCTCTTAGGAAAGAAATATTGGATCAAACAACAGGACAAGTGGACTAGCTGGACCATCATAACTAGCGTAATAGGCTATTATTTCACATATTTATTTGTTACTAATTTTAGTTCATTCTGGTTTGGGAGGGAGTGACACAGGGTTAGTTATCTTCTTTTCTTCTTTCTTTCTTTTTTAAAAAAAAATAGATTATTCTTATCTTATTGAAAGTATGTAAAGAGTGTAAAAATACACTAAAACAGATTGGTGATCAACCAAGATATTACTGTGATAGTGCACCTACTAGATGTAGTATGTCTATGAAAGTACACAATATATAGTAGGTATTTGTAGTCTAGTTTCCAAAGATTAATTGAAGTGTTACGTATAAGATAGCGACTGTCCAAATTGATATATGCATTTGTCCTATAATACATATTATGTTGCGTTGATTAGGTGTTAATTGTGTGTAATAACCTATAATAACTATGTTTTAAAGGGTTTTAGAAGTAAGTTAGACCAAAATAATACAGTATGGTTTTTTATAACACATAGGGGGTATGTTTTAGATTGTGGAAGAACGACAATAACATTATTTATAAAACATTATCCAGTATATTTTCCCTAACATTCACCAACATAAAAGAAATAAAAGAAATAACTTGTAATATAAATTTTACAGTAATAATATATAGCTATGGTTAATGAAATAGATAAACAAATTAAACAATGCAAAACTAATTGCAGTATTTGGATAGATGAAAATAGGTACAAATATGAAGTTAGTAAATGTATTTGTTTTAAGTCTGAATTTATTAAACAATGTCAATATTGTATTGAAAGATTAGAATATGGTTTTGATGATGTTAAAAATTTAGGTATTTATAAAAAACAATAAAGGGGAAGAAATGAAAATATTAATTTATATAAGAGATTATTTAATATCTTATTTAGCAAGTAAAGAACAACCAATTTATTATGATAGTGATTTAATTTGTACTCATACAATGTTTGATGAGTGTTATTATCATAATGAATTATTAGAACAAGATTGTTAAGAGGGGGAATAATGGATAATCAAACAATAAAAAAGAATAATACTATGCAATTCAGACCTGATAAGGTTGATTGTGATTATATACACGATTTTACAATGGTTGAATTAAGTAGTAATTATTTTTGTAGTAGTAATATTAGGTTCTTTAACTCTAAGATCAAAAGAGTTCTTTTTGTTGATCCTAATAGAGAAATAGAAAGTAATATATTTTCTTATTTAGGAATTAATCCATATAAAGAAGTTATTACTTTATTAATAGAAGAAGTTAGTGA